AATTAATAAAATATAATTTTTTATATCTTTTACTCATTTCAAAATTAATCTCTTCGTCAATCCTAAATATTATATTTTTATAACTATATTTATTTAAATCTTTGTTTTGTAAGAAGTCTTCTAAATCATCACTACTTACAAATTGATGAACATTTTTATTATTATCGTCTTCAAGAATTAATAGTATATCCATCATCTTGTTATTATATAATATAAATATAATTATATCTTTAAATCAATTTTTTAATCCATTAGCACCAGCAGGTGAGCGTGGGACTGGTATCGTTGGTATCTGAAAATACTTGGAGCGGAGCGTTAGAAAAGCAGAACCGTGAATTTAGGCGGTTTTGACCTATTTTACCCTTTACACGAAAAAAAGAAAAGAAAATGTCATATAAAGGTGAAAAAGGGTAAAAACCGCCAAAAAAGACGGTTCTACCAAAGTAGATGAAATGATAAAAATGCAGGTGAGTATTCATATGCATCTTTCCATCTTTTGTTTCTATTTTTGAATGCTTTGCGACGGATTGGGTCATGTGATTTAGTCCAGTCTTGGTAACCTAATTGTCCGAAATTAACAAGTTTCCCAGTATTGGGGTCAATAGTTGCATATTTCTTATTCTTTCTTCGTGACCTTAAAAGTAAGAAATCTTTTCCAAAAATTTGTTTTGCTTTCTTGAGAACAGCAACAGGATCTGAATAATCTTCCAATTCCATTTCTATATTTATTATATATACATATTTTATTATGGAGAATATTTTAGAAGATGAACCATTATTACAAGCACAAACAAATAAATACACCTTCTTCCCAGTGCAAGACAATAAAGTATATGAATTTTATCAAAAAGCAATAACCAGTTTTTGGAGAGCAGAAGAATTACAAATAAGTAAAGACCTGAATGATTGGAATACACTAAATAAAGATGAACAACACTTCATAAAAATGATATTAGCATTTTTTTCTTCATCAGATGGAATAGTAATAGAGAATTTGGGATTACGATTTTTCAGAGAGATGGAAATGCCTGAAATACGTGCATTTTATAGTTTCCAAATGGCGATGGAGTCAATACACAGTCAAACATATTCTTTACTAATTGATACTTACATAACTGATAAACGAGAGAAACATAAGTTATTTAATGCAATAGAATCATTTCCGTGTATCAAAAAAAAGGCAGATTGGGCAATAAAATGGATAGAATCTATTAATGCATCTTTTGGTACAAGGTTAATTGCGTTTGCGATTGTTGAAGGACTATTTTTTAGTGGTGCGTTCTGTAGTATTTTCTATTTAAAAAAACGTGGTATAATGCAGACGTTAACAGCATCTAATGAATTTATTTCAAGAGATGAAGCATTACATACAGAATTTGCATGTTATCTTTACAGTCAAGTAAAACATAAAGTTCCCACAATTAAAGTAATAGAGATGATGAGAGAAGCAGTAAAAATAGAAAAGGAATTCATTATTGAAGCATTACCGTGTAGGATTATAGGTATGAATTCTATAAATATGAGTAAATATATAGAATTTATTGCTGACAGATTAATGGTACAATTAGGTTACGAAAAAATATTCAATGAGAGAAATCCTTTTGACTTTATGGAAATGATCAGTCTGGAAGGTAAAGCAAATTTTTTTGAACGTTTAGAAACGTCTTATGCACTAACAACAGGTGTAGTTTCGGAAGATTGTTTTGATTTTAACCAAGCATTTTAACTATTTTACAAAATGTGTAATTAACTCATCACGTGTTAACCCAAGTTTTTCTTTATTTTTATCAATAAATTCTTCAAACTCATCTAATGAATACCCCATTTGAAGATTCATTAGTAACCATAAGATTACCCATCTACCACAAGTTCCAGAACCAGATTTGAGAGACTGTAATCTATTTTTATTGTATAAGACTTTTCTACCCTTTAATAATCCAGGTTGTAATAATTTCGTTAAATAAGTATCGTCTTGACCAAGCATTTTTCTCCAAAATGATTTAATGTATCTTAACTGTCCATCAGGTTTATTGCTGTACGAATCAAAAAAATAAATGTATTTTCCATTTCTTGAAATACTAACCCAATGCCCAGTGTTGTATCTACTTTCAATTAAAATAACTTTAAAATCTTTATCGTTTGGAAGTAACTCATAAATAGACTTAACTTTTGCTAAATCCGAATATTTAATAATTGGTTTTGGGTCTTTGTTATTTGGAAAAAAACGTCTTAAATCCGAATCTGTAAGGAATTCTTTTTCACGTATTTTAATATCTTGGTATTGATTAGCGGTTAAAGATCCAATATCTGTATGTGACATATTTATATATTATACAGATAAAATAAAAATTTTAAATCAAATGCGTTGATATTTAGGAAAAAATAATCTAATATTAGATTATATATAATGACATCTACAATACAAAGTAATCCACACTTTAGAAGCATTACATACCATAAGGATTATTCATACGGAACAAAACAACAAGAGATAATCATTGATATTCTTAAAGATTATTTTGATAGTCCGAATATGAAGGCAACCCCAGAAAGATACTGTAAATGGGATTTCGAAGATGATAAAAATATTTATGAATTAAAATCACGAAAAAATAGGAAAAACCAATATCCAACAACATTATTAACTTGCAACAAAGTAATTTCTTCGGATAAACAACAAATATTCGTTTTTAATTTTACAGACCAAATATGTTATTTGAAATATGATAAACATGTATTTGATACATTTGAGAGAAAACCTTATAGTAGAATTAATAAAGAAGAAGATATGACGGACTATTTTTTTGTTCCTTTAGAATATTTAACAACTTTGAAAATAAAATAATTTAGAAATGTTTAGCATAATTATTTTATCTTTGTATATTATATAATATCATGAGTGCCATTTCCCAATACACATTCCCAAGTGCAGGTATTCCTTCCACCATTATTTCAGGCGGTGTCGGTCAAGAATTCAGTTCATCAATAGCATTGAGTGCTATACTACCAGTCGGTTCTGCACCCCTTGACTGTGTTTCAGTGATACTTCAAGCAGGTGTATATTCTGTAGAGTCACAAATTGGTCTAACAGTCGCTAATACTGGTACTGTAAAAAATTTGAACATCTATCTTTCAAGTGCTGCTGCTGCTGCATCAATACTTGGTCAACAAACGGAAATCATTGCATTAACTTCTGCTGGTGATACCCCTTATATCGCAAGAATTACGTCAACTGTTTCTATTTCTGCAGCAACTACTTTGTATGTGGGTTTAAGTGGTACAATTGGTGTTGTTCAAGGAACAATTGATAGTGTTTCATTGTCATGCACTAAATCAGCATACTAAACATTTAGTAATAATCTTTCTGATAATATAATAAATTTTTTATAAAGTTATTATATAGTATGAGTGTAAAATCGCAATATACATTTCCAACTAATCAAAATCGTGTAATAAACTGCTTTGTAGGACAAGGATTTGTAACAACTACACCATTATCTGCAACTATACCTGTTGGAATTCCAGCAACAGATTGTGCTGAACTTACTCTTAATGATGGTGTGTATAGTTGTAATGGTGAAATAACTTTGACTGTTAGTGCAGGAACTGCTATCCAACAACTTGATATATATTATTCCAACGAAGCAGGTGGGTTGGCAATTCAGTTCTCTCAAACTGCAGTATTAGATTATACTGCAGCAGCACCAACAACTATTACTGCAAACATTTCATTCACTGCACCAGTAACTACAACATCAGTGCAATATATAGGAGTAAAAGGTAGTAGCACTGGGGCAGTACTTCAAGTTACTGAAGTAAAATTAAAAGCGATAAAAGTAGGTTTATAAACTAATTTTAGGAATAATATATTAATATATTATATATACGATGTCAGTTCAAAGTAGTGTATTAGTTTCTTCACGTGGTCAGATAGGGCAAGTTATTAGCACAAAATTAGCGTCAAGTATAAATTTACCAAATGGGTTTCAGGGTGGAACAATAGTTCAGATGGATTTACCTACTGGAGTATGGATACTTACAGGACAAGTTAATTTCAATACAGGAATAGGTGCAGATTTTTCCACAGGTTTCGCAGATTTTTCTATAAACAATAACAATTTAAATGACCAAATCCAACAACATACATTATTTAGTCCGCTTCAAGGTGCAATTATTCAAGAAGCACAAACTTCTTACTGTAGTGTAAGTGTTCCCATCGTGTGTGCATCAACAACAACTGTTTCATTACGATATGCAGTGGAAGTGGATTTAAGTGTTGGTGGTTCATCTGCTACACTGGTTGGTGGAAGTGGAACAAGTGAAAATGAACTTTTAGCAGTATGTATTGGATAACTGGATTTATTCTGGATTATTACAATAAGATTATTACAATATATTGTATTTTAGATTTATAAATGATATTTAATTGGTATAATTTATAAATTTTATATGGTAAATATCATAATTTAATCATAAATCTGATAAAAAGTTATTTAACTGTAATAATCTAACGCAAAGGGATATAAAAAAATCATAAAAACTTGTGTAAAATCAAAAAATTAAATCTATTCATATTTATATAATGGCAGGATTTCAAACAAAAACTTTCTCAAAACACGATGACTATATGACACCTAAAAATGCATGGGAATCCATTATTGACTACATACCAAAGGATAAAGTTATTTATGAACCCTTTTATGGTGATGGAAAAAGCGGACAATACTTACGAGAACTTGGTCTTAATGTTTTTCACGAAGACAAGGATTTTTTTACTTATGATATTCCTGAATCTATATGTGTATCGAATCCTCCGTTTACATTGACAGAAAAAGTATTACAAAGACTGAAGGAATTAGACCGACCGTTTATACTAATATTACCCAGTTCAAAAATAAATACCCAATACTTTAGAAGATTATTTGCTGATGAAGAAAATCCGATTAAGATTATTATACCACGTAAAAGAATCCAATTCTTAAAAATGGTTGATGGTGTTGTTGATATTAATCAGAAACGCTGCTGCAACTTTGACTGTTTCTATTATTGTTGGAAAATCGATTTACCTCGTGATATTATTTGGTTGTGCAAATGAATTTTAGCAATTACAAATATATTATAGCAATTAAAATATAATGATATAATATATTAGAATGTCAAGAAGAAACGCTACTGATCATACCAAAAAAGCATTGATTTCAAAGAGTAAAGTAAGTAATGTCCCTGTTGACCCTGACAA